CATATCGTCTCGCTGACCAGTTTGACCAAGACGTTCTTGGCTACCTGTCAGGCTTTAAGCAGTCTGCCATTCATGGTGCTGCTAACACTGTTAACACAACTGTTAATGGTGGTAAGGCTGTCACTTCCGCTTCGGATGGTGCCAACCTTGTAGGTGCGGAACTTTTGGCTTCCATGTCACTAGACGCATCTGACTTTACCGCTGAAGATGGAAGTGCTGGCTCTGCCAATAACTGTATTGGTATTAAAGCCCGTGCGCCGGGTCAAACAACGGTGACAATGCACGCATCAACTGGCGGTCTTGCCAGCCCACTGCAAATCATTGCACGTATGTCCCGTCTGATGGATCAACAAAATGTTGATACCCAAGGACGCTGGATTGTTCTTGATCCTGTTTTCATTGAAGTTCTGAAGGATGAAGACTCACGTCTTCTGAACTCTGACTTTGGTGGTTCTGGTCTTCAGAATGGTCTTGTGGTAAATAACCTTCACGGTTTCCAAGTTTATTCGTCCAACAACCTGCCGTCACTGGGTACTGGTTCAGGCACTACAGGTGGTCCGAATACATCAAACATGGGCATCATCGTGGCTGGTCATTCTTCTGCTGTTGCAACTGCAGAGCAGATTAACAAGACTGAAACCTACCGTGACCCTGACAGCTTCGCTGACATTGTTCGTGGTATGCACCTGTATGGTCGCAAGATTCTTCGTCCTGAAGCAATCGCTACTGCGGCATACTGCTTGGCGTAGGGGGGATTAAATTATGGCTACAATTACCACTCTTTTAAAACCTGCTCACGGCAGCAGTGAGCGTGGACGTTCTCCATACTATGTAGATATGACTGTTGACCTTACGGCACAGGCAATTTCTAGTACGGCTGGAGACGTAGTTCAGTGTCTCACTATTCCTGCAAACACACGTGTACTACACGCTGGGTTTCAGGTTGTAGAGTCTGCAACTATGAATAGTGGCACAAATGCTACAGCTAAATTAGGTGCAGCAGACGACGATGAATTTGTTACGGCATTTGACATTGATGGCGCAGCGGATGGTGCTTATGCTCCTTCTGTTACTCCATCTGCAGATGTAACACTTGCTACTGCAGATACTTTGGACCTTACCTTCGCGGGTGACGGTTCAACTTATACTGCTGGCAAAATCCGTGTTTACGCTGTAATGATGGATGTCAGTGACCAAGGTGACGTATCTGCTGATGAAGTAGACCGCGACACTCTTGCCTAACTAATATGGGGGGGCGGCAGAAGGTCGCCCTCCTAACCTACTCGCCATGATATAGGAGAAACAAAATGGCAATTACAACTTCAATTTGTAACAGTTTTCTAGGCGAACTGCTTGGTGGTGTTCACGATCTTGATACGCATACTATTAAGATGGCGTTGATTAAACCAAGTATGTCAGGGACGTACAATGATGAAACTACTAACTACAGTGATGTTACTGGCAACAGTGATGAAGCAAGTGGTACTAACTATTCTGCTGGTGGACAAACATTAGACAGCATTAGCATTACAACTAGTAATACAGGCAATCGTGCTTTTGTGGACATTGCAGATGAGGTATTTTCAAATGTCACATGCTCTGCGCGTGGATGCATCATATACAATTCATCTGCTAGTAACAAAGCTATAGCTGTGTTTGACTTTGGTAGCACTATTTCTGCTACCGCTGGTGATCTTACTGTTACTATGCCAGCTACTGGCACTAATGGAGATGCTGCAGTCATACGTATTGCTAATAGTTAAGGGCTAATACAATGGCCCTTGTTCTGAAAGACAGAGTTAAGGAAACGACTACGACCACAGGAACTGGCACCTATACGCTTGGCGGTGCCGTAACTGGGTTTAAGTCGTTTACTTCTGTTTTGAGCAATTCAGACACGACGTATTATTGTTGCACAGACGGCACTAACTTTGAGGTTGGTCTAGGCACCTTTACGTCTTCTGGTACAACTTTAGCACGAACCACTATTTTAGAGTCAAGTAATAGTAATAACGCTGTAAACTGGACATCAGGCACACGCGATATATTTATTACGCAGCCAGCAGAAAAGGCTACGTTTTTAGATGCTAGTGATGTTTTAGAAACTACTGGTGGCGTTGTGTCTGTAAAAAATGGTGGCACACAATCAGAAGTTCGTCTGTACTGCGAAAGTTCTAATGCTCACTATGCAGCATTAAAAGCACCTGCACACGCAGACTTTGCAGGTGACGTAACTTCTACGTTGCCATCCGTTACCGGAGTCTTGATAGGCACGGCAAACGCAGACGCCCCGCAAACAACTGCTGAAGTAAACCACGCAGATCATGTTTTGATTAATGATGGAGGAGTTATGAAAAAAATAACGCCTACTAATCTAGGCATAGGTGGTGGTGGTAGCAACGCAGATACAGTAGACAACAAACACGTTTCGGTACTCACCCAAGCAGCCTACGATGCACTTACTCCCGACAGTAATACAATTTATTTTATATCAGGATAAAAATTTAAAATGTATACACATCTTGGAACTAATTATGAATTTGTGCCTGTTCCCTTACCCTCTGTACACATACGTTGTAGAGATAAAAATGGTAAGGAAGATGTAGTTGTGTTTAAAGATTGTTCAGAAGAAGAAATTCATACAGTGTTAGAAATCTGTGAACTTACATATATTGAATGGTTGAAAAATAGATAATGACTGTTTATTGGATGGACCCTTTTCTTGAAGCTAGTACGCAGGGAAATGGGACTACAAACACATCAACTAAGAACGGCACTTATGCTGCTCCCTTTTCTATATCAGACAGTGGATCGTTTGGTCGTCAGGCTGATGCAGCCCTGATTACCAGCATTAACGGTGTTTCTCTTTCGGACGGCGATGAGATACGCATAAAAGGACTTCCTTTTTCGACACTTTTTGAAAGTCATGGAAATGTTTATTCTGCCAATGCCACTTACTCCGAACACCGTGCAAGGTTTGAACCGATAAGCGGCAATACTGATTTTGATGCCACTATAAGTGCAACCAAATCTAGTCTCTTTGCTTTTCAAAACAGTGATATATCTAGTTACCTTCCCGGCTGGTCACATCCTTTATTTTTTGCTGCGTTTTACTATTCCGATTCTAGTAACTTGTATTGCAATCTTGCGCCATTTAATTTTTCTGTTATTGACCAACAGCTTGGTTACGATTCTTCAAGCAGTACAGGCATAGAACTTTTTAGACTAAAAGATACGTATGCCAATGTAATGAACAAGGGTGCAAATCGTTGGTACTGGGCGTCGTATGGCAATATTGTAAAAATATCTGCCGGTTGGACAAGTGAAACTGAACAAAATGGTTTCAGTATTCTTGAACCATATAATACATCAAATTATTTATACTCGTATTGGTTGTATAGTTCTAGTTGTAAAACTCATTTTGATTGTGAGCGTTTAGTTGTTTGTAATGCTCCTAGAGCAAGTGCCGGATCAAACAATAACCTATATTTTTACTTAGACAACTGCCGTACTATTGGAACAGCTAAAGATCATGTTACTCCGATATTTGCTAATTCTATGCATAGAACAGACTATTATTACCCTGCGTGTGGTACAAATGATACTACTACTTTTCCGTTAGTTACTGGTTCTGATGATCAGCGTAGCGGCCTGTTGCGTATTTCTAACGACCACACTGTTACTGTAAATCGAGAGGTTACTTGGAAAAATATTATAACTCCGGGTTATGTTTATTTTAATTCCGATCATGCTACTTGTGTTCAAAAATTTGGAAACATGTATTGTAGGTCAACCTCTGACGGCACAGTAGGAAGACCAATGGTTCATGCTTCAACCACATCATATGGTTATAATATTACGTTTTTACAAAATAGCGTATATTTTCTTACTTCAGATAATACCTCTCAAGATATTGTTTTAGAACCTGATCCTTTATACAAAGATTATGATACTTATACAGGTAGTGTAACTTGGGAGACTGGGTTAAAAAAACCCGGAATTGCCCCTCTAAGTAATCTTTCTTCGTCTAGTAACCAATACGGGCCGGATAGAGCGGGAACAGCATACTCTTTTCCGTTGTTTGCCGAAACAAGAGAAATTAGCAGTAATAATAACTGGTTTGATTCTGTTCTTTCTAGGGATGGAACTAGCCCTATAGCATATGGTTCGCTAGGTAAATTAATTTGTAACGGCAATGATTACAGGACTACTGGACATAATATATCGGTCTTTACACAAAGTGCTGCAAGTGCATCCGGCGCGCCTAAGTTTGCAATTTGGAGTTCTGAACACAACGACTATGACGGAAACCCTATATCAATTATAAGCGATCCGTACACAGCGGGACTTACTTATGGTTCTCTTTTATATAATGATATTGTTGACAGCACAAGTTGTTTAGTTGGACAGTCAAACGCCTATTCAATAGCCTCTGGTCATGGATGGATACCTCTAGAACTTGCAGTCCCAAGTTATACAGCAGGATCAAGCAATCTTAGAGTTACAGTGTCTGCTGCTTATTATACGGCAGGGACAGGTCAAGAAAAAATTGTAATATACGCATGGCATAGAGATACTACACAAAGTAATAATTTTAGATATTATACTTCAGGTGATCACACTATATCCTCAACTGATGTAACATCTCCTACAACGGTCACACTTAATTTGACTAATGTGCCGACAAGTGGTCAGCAAGACATAACTAGTGTTATAGTTGGTATTGGCTTAAAATTTGAAGGCACTAGTCTACTTCAAAAATTTTATATAACGAATGCTGCAATAGAGACTTACTAAAATGGCTTTACCTAGAGTAAGCGCAATAGGGTTTATTGATACCCTAACAGTATCTGCAGTCGGTTTTGTTGATGGTATTTATCTTCCTCCTTCTAGCGGCGCTTTAACTGGTGTAAATGCTACCTCTTCTGCCGGTGCAGTTTCTGCTGTTGGCACTGTTATTGAACTGTCCGGTGTTAATGCTACCGCTAGTGACGGCACTGTTGGCGCTACAGGCCCAGCAGTTCTTGCTCCCATTTCAGGTGTAAACTCTACTACATCTGCTGCAAGAATAAGTAGCCCTTTAGTACTTATGACCAACATCAAAGTTGGATCATCTGCGGTTGACAAACTTTATGTGGGAGGAACAAGGATATATAAGGCATACTCTGGGTATGACTTGGTATGGTATCAATCGGCACGTGCCACACAATATCGTGGCGACACAAGTAGCCATACTACTAATAGCACTACACAAGTACATCCAGTTAACGCTTATTGGCGCAGATACTTATTAGCATTTACGTACACGGCATCAGAGTTAGCCAATTGGGACATAGTTAGTGGTTCTGTCATAAGCAAGCTACGGTGGTATGTAACTAATCCACCACCATCAAGTCGTTCTCCGTATCCCAATTATGCGATCCGCATGATGCACATTGGAAGTGGCACGATAAACACTAACCCTACTAGTCTTGGCGGGTTATCAAGTAGCAACGTCACAGATGTGAAGGCGCAGCACAACTATGTTACTACAGCTACTGGCTTTCACGAAATGACGCTGGATAATAATTTTACGTATAACGGCACTGATGCTATCGGATTTATCTTTGCGTGGGGGCAAATTCCTACAAATTATACGGCAGACGGGCAAGGCTACATATTAAGCAGCGGCCAGTCATATTTTGCACGAACAGATAGTTCAGGAACATATTTGGTTACAGGTACTGCAGGTAATTCTGGTGGGCCACGACCCGTAATAAATATGTATAGCACATAGGATTAATATATGTTTGGCTTTAGCCCATTTTCAACTGCACCATTTTCTGCGTTAGTAGATGATGCAGTTAGTGCGGTAACTCTTACTGGCGTAGGAGCAACCGCTGCTGATGGCGCGGTAACGGCTAAGAATAGTTCTACTGTTGCATTAACGGGCGTAAACTCTACTGCTAGTGACGGGGCTGTATCGGCTGGTGTAGACAAAGCGGTTGCTCTAACCGGAGTTAATAGCACAGCTTCTGATGGCGCAGTTACCGCTGGTGGTAAAGGTAATACCTCTGTTACAGGTGTTAATGCCACTGTCAGTGATGGCACTGTAACAGTTGGTGTAGCAGATTCAATTACACTGACAGGAGTTAACTCAACCGCCTCTAAAGGTTCAGTTGCTTCTTTTACAGACAATCAAACTACTCTAGGTTCTGTAACTTCCACGGCATCATCTAGTGCAGTTATACCTAGTAATAACTCTACTATTGAAATTACAGGAGTTAATTCTACTGTATCGGATGGTGCAGTCGGTGCAGTAAACAACGGTAGTCATCTAACAGGTGTTAATGCCACTGTCAGTGATGGGTCAGTAACAACTAGTAATTCTTCTTCTGTAACAAATACTGGGGTTAATGCAACCTCTGCTGTTAGTGCGGTTACACCTAGTAACGATTCTATTATCTCTATTGCTGGTGTTAATTCTACTGTCTCTGACGGCGCTTTATCTGTAGACGTTTCGCAGTCAATAACACTAACTGGTGTTAATTCTACTGTAGCTGATAATAATGTAACAGTCAGTAATACATCCTCTGTTGAAGCTACAGGTGTTAACTCTACGGCAGACGCTGGCACGGTTGAAGCTGCAGCAAATGGCGTCACAATAAACGGTATAAACGCTACTGCATCAGATAGCGATGTAACAGCTAGTAATAACTCTGCAATTACATTACTAGGTGTAAACTCTACTGGATCAGATAATGATGTAACAGCTAGTAATGCATCTTCTGTTGAGATTGCCGGTGTCAACTCTACTGTAGCAGATGGCACACTTACATTATCGGTTGTTGATGGCGTCACTCTTACGGGTGTAAACACTACCGCAGAAGACAATTCTGTTACCGCATCAGGTAAAGGTAACACTACTTTTACAGGCGTTAACTCTACTGTAGCGGATGGCAACGTAGGCGCGGTTAATAACGGTAGT